CTCTCTATCAAATGCATGATTGCAAAAGAAGTTGAGGTTTCTCTCTTCTTTTAGGCCATCATGTGAATCTGCGAAAGCACATAGGATCTGATCAACAGCACCGTAATAGCCAACCAGTAACTCATCTCTTGTGAACAGCTTCTCTCTTAACTCATAGGCTCTCATATCTACTCCTTGGTTTTTGGAGGGTGCGCACACACCCTCTTTTTCATTTACGGGCTATCAAGATTGCTTTGGATGCATTCTTCAAGGGATAATCCCTTCTCGATCATGTATTGAACCTTATCTCTGAATCCTTGCATGTCACCTTTGATTATAAGATCCATCAGGTAACAAGGACTCTTTCCCGCATAAGCTCCCATCAGTTCACTTAATAGAGTGTCTTTCTCCTCATCTGTCATCTCATGCTTTCTCTTGAGGATATCAAGCATTAAATATAGTCCTTTCATTAGTCCCCCTCCACAAACTTCATGTCTTGCAGAGCTTCAGTTAACTCGTATTTATCTAAACGCGAATATTCCCCGTTAACAATAACCTCATAGCAATACTCATACACTTCCCCATCTACATTGTTATCGCCCCAAAACATCTCTTTCACGTGCCCAATTCTATAAACGTCTTTAGAGATAACAATAATCTCTTTACTCTTGTCGACTGACTGAAACTTCATTGGCTTCATATCTACTCCTTAGCTTGTGATATGTATAACACTATATATCACACTAAGGATTTATCGCAACAACAAAGTAGAGTTTGTTTAGGAAAGTAAAGGTTTCTCGAGGAGAAATGATCGATTCAAATAATTCCTTGACAGGTAAATTGGGCTTAATCCATTATGCGGTTATAATCAGTCTTGAACATAGGCCATGCACACGCCCAGTGTGCTTAGGTAACCTAGTTAAATGGGTTCAAGAGACCAAAGTAAACGATAAACAAAGTACACAATATGGCAGGGTTCCCAAGCAAAGCTAAAGGTAATCTCAAAGGCGCTAAAGCAAAACAGCCAAGGCCGGGTATCCCTCTTGATAAAAACACAATGCTTGAGCTGATAGCTAAACATGGTGGTAACTTGAGTAGGGTAGCTGATGCAATGGGTTCAACTAGGCATACAATTCGAAGAAGATGTGATGATGACAAGGAACTTGGTGTAGCTTTAGAGAATGCTAGGGAAAGACAAATAGATGAGCTAGAAGAGTCTGTTTGGGATAGAGCTAAAGAGAGCAAGGATACAACGCTTCAGTTGTTCTTACTGAAGACTCAAGCAAGACATAGAGGTTATGACCAAGACGAAGCTAAGAATGCAGCTAAGGACATAGCTACAGCAGCCTTTGACTTCATCATCAGCAAGCAGCCTAAGGCATAGGCTAGCATCTAGTCATCACTCAGTGATACACATACTAAACAAACTTTGCTTAGGTATCACTCCGAACGGATAGCAACATCGGTTGGGAACGAGGTATGGAACCAGGCTGGGAAACGCTAGAAAACAGGGGTGGGGGTGTGTCCTTAAGCGGTACCGGTACCTTATATATATGTATCTCATGACCCTTTCCAAAGACACCTCCTCTTTTCAACTAAGTAAAAACTTTTCACATTATGTCTACTACATTCCTAGAACTTAGTTACACTTAATGTGTAAAAAAATCTCTCCCAAGTAAATCCAAGAAAAGTGTATACATAGACTAGGAAACAATGCGTTCTCAAGGGACACTCACGTCTAAAAAAATTCTCCCAGAATTTTAGACTTCAAATAAACTCTTTACTTTCATATAGTCCAGAAGAAATGGAGGGTGTATGGAAAAAGAAGACAATGAGTGGTTGATAAGGGTTAGAGATCATGTTAGTACTGGTCAGGCTATTGAAGCGGACATAAACAACACAGAGTACAAGTACCTTACTAGCGATGCGGGATCTATTACACATGCGGTGTTATTGCTGGTGGATGCGGTTAATGATGTGTCCCAAGAAATCAGAAGATTAAGATTGAAGATGGGTGAGAATGACTAAAGACAATCATCTATGCGAGAAGTGTAATGGTACTCTCCTCACCCTTCGTCCTGGGTCTGGTGAGTGTATAGAGATCTGTAGGGACTGTGATATTAGGGCTGCTATGGAGTATCTACAGAAAGGAAGTATTGAGGGGTGGATAGATGTGCGGTGTATGCTTCCAGAGCAGAATGAGTACGTGTTACTCTATGACTCCAGCTTAGAGCTAGTCTATGAAGGGAAGCTTCTTCCTAGTGATTTCTATTACTCTGACAGATCAGGATATAGTAAGGATATAGGCGATGGATGTGAGATCACTCACTGGATGCCTCTCCCTAAGCCTCCTAACGACCACCAATAGCAATCCATAGCTTATCGATCTCCTTGCATCGAGACGCTAGTGCTGTGTTGATGCAGAAGTCTCTAGTAAACAACTCGGGAACTTTTTCTCCTGGGTTGTCCTGAATCCATTGTTCCTTAAGCCTATCATTCACTACTGCATTCTCCTCAAAGGTCTTGATGAGCGTCTCTAGATCGTACATGGGTTTCTCCTGATATTCCGACACTTTTCCGACAAATCTAATTGGGTTTTCTGTCAACTCGCTCTAAAAAAAGCTTCGGAATTCCGACGTTATCCGAAATGTTGACTAAAAAAATCACTTTACACACCACACCATCCTGATGTAAATGTTTTTTTTACATAGGAGGACACATGTGTGGGCCGTATTGGAGTCAGTGGGATAAAGCAGATCTAGATTCATGGATGGGCAAAGAGTCCTATCAAGATGATGATGATGATGATGATCAAGATGACGATCAGGAATGCTCATGTCTGGGGTGCTGTTCCCATAACCCCTGCGGTAACTGTATGGACTGCCTAGGGATGTCTTGGCGTGACTTTATGTAAATACTTGTTTTAAAGAAAAAGCTTGAACGATAATATAAAAAAATCTTTACTACGGAGAATACATGCCCACATTTAAATGGACGATTCATATGGACGATTACAAGCAACTGAGATGTCTACAGTACAGATGGAACAAGGTTAAGTACAAGGAAATGTTGAGAGACATTGAGAAGAATTTCATCAACAGAACCAAGGCTGAGGGCATAAGGTCTCGTAGAGATGAGATCATGAGCCGTAAGTATTATGAAGGATTTAACACAGGAAGGGAGCAAACAATGTTTAAAGAAGAACTAGAAGATCTTGAAATCGTTTACAAAACCGCACTGAAGAACTATGCCAAGGAAGTGGAAGAAGTTCTTCCTTCTTTACTCTATTTCATGGAGAAGTTTTTGATTGTCCACAAACAAAATGAGGCTATACGTGAGAAACTTGAAGACTTATTGGCAAAGACTGGTAGACAAGAATGCGATGAGTGCGATGGAGGAGACGATGAGTGATCAAGGACAAGCGCCAGTACAAGAAGCAATTCCAGAAGTGCCAGTAGCTCCAGAAGCAGCACCTAAAGCTAAGCAATACCTTCTCATGGTAGATGAGTTGGGAGCAGCTTTAATGGCACGTATGTGTCCTGGAATCCAGATGGTTCAGGTAGAAGGTATCAACATGCAGGGAAGCGATTCTCATGTAGCGCTTGTTACTCCTATCGTGAAGCCTATCCCACAACCAATGCCTATTCAGGCAGTAGAAGCCCCAAAGATTGACTAATGGACATTCTTCTAGGTTTAATGGCTTTTACAGGATGGGTATTCCTACCACGCACAACCATGCTCATCTACGTGATGGTCATGGTTTTAACTCACAAGACTATAATCCCGCTTGCTTAGCTCAGTGGTCAGAGCAATCGCCTGTTAAGTGATTGGTCGGTGGTTCAAATCCTTCAGAAGCCGAATTTTATATATATTAAATATATATCCGGTGTATGTTCTTACCACACTGAACATACAGGAGGTGTATATGATAGTAATGATAGCAGGGGTTAAGGGTGGTACAGGTAAGACCACTATAGCAACGAATCTAGCAGTGATGAGATCGCTGGAAGGAAAGAGGTTGTTGCTAGTAGACGCAGATGAACAAAGATCAACGGAAATCTGGGCTCACCAAAGGGATATTCTTGGAATCGAAACAAAATGGACGACTGTTTCCTTCGGGGGTAAATCTTTGAGAACTCAACTCCTCAAGATGAAGGATGACTATGATGATATCATCATTGATGTGGGTGGAAGAGAGACTACATCTCTTAGAGCAGCCCTATCAATTTCCGATGTATGTTACGTGCCTTTTAAACCTCGATCCCTGGATATTTGGACTCTTAATGATGTCAAGGCTGTGGTTCAGGAGATGAGACCAGCCAATCCCAATCTCAAAGTCTATGCCTTCATCAACCAGGCTGATGCCAAGGGCAGTGATAATGAAGGCTCGATGAGTATCCTGGGAGAGCATGAGGAGATCAAATGCCTGCCGCTCACCATAGGATCTCGCAAGGCGTTCGCAAACGCTGCTAGCGACGGACTCGGAGTTGTCGAGATGAAAGTCCAAGACAAGAAGGCTGTTCATGAAATGGGCCTTCTCTACGATTTTATATACAAAAACTGTATGTCGGATGTATAAGTTCTGTTCATAAAACATACAAGGAGTGTATATGGCTGTAAGTAAACCAAGAGAGAAAGACGTGGAAGCACTGATAGAGAAAGGTGGAAAGGTGAAGGAAGACTACAAGTCTAGAGAGTGGTTTATCGTGAACCTACGTATCTCTAAAGCCATGCTGGATGAGGTAGATGAGGCCGTGTCTGACCGAGTGGGTATTACTCGAACTGGTTGGATACTAGAAGCAATACATGAGAAGTTGAAGGAACAATGATTTTACAGCTCGAACCTCCTCTGTGGCTAGAAACTCCCAAAGGAGATGCCTTAGCCCACTTCCTTATCGACTACGGCATTGAGCACGACCTTTATTGGGTGTGTGCTCAGCAAGGAACAGGAGAGTGTTGGACTTGGAGTAATAGGGACATCACGTTTCCAAAGAACATCACCATAGGAAGAGAGCCATGAGCGAATGCGACAGATGTGGGCTAGAAGACCCAGATTGCCATTGCTACTTGCATGAAGTAGCTCAAAGGGTAGAAAGACTCGAAGAAGAGCTCGACAAGCTTACAGACGTCGTGAAGGCCATTAGTGATCACATAAGGAAACAAGATGCATAAGATAAAAGTATGGGCACAGATGTTCTTTGAGGACGGTAGTGTCACTCAAGGGATACGAGTTGATGCAGAATGGCTAGAAGAAGCCTATGCTTGGAAGATAGATGAAGTCGCGGATACGCTTATGAAGTCAGTAAACAGAGACGAGGGATGGCTTCTACTTTGGGGAGCAGGGAATATGGTGTTTAACCACTACCCTACTTCTTTCTCGAAGAAGAAGGCTTCGGAGTCAGACTCTTCGGCTTAGAAACCTTAGACTGTTTTGCTCCTTGAACAAAAGATTCTTCTACTCCAGCGCTTTTCTTTGGCTTAGGAGAGATTCTGATAGACTTTTCGTACATTTCTTTTGGCATGGGACAATCCTTTTAAAAGACTTGTTTTTCTTTACTTTTCGCAGTAGTATGAATTTATGTAAAGTCTTTATTTGGAAATGATGAAATGACAACAATACCAGGCACAGGCCCCAATCCCCAAGATCCAGCGAGCCCTCTTTATGATTTTATCGATGAACAGCCAGCGTCTGCTTATCCAGCTACGCCAGATTCTTCACTCTCCCACTTTACGAATCGTCAATTTGTCCCAAGTGCAATCACAAACACTATGCCAATCGTAGTTACAATCGCTGCCCATGGCTTTCGCAACGGTAATGCAATCCGTGCAACAAAGTTCATAACGATGCCCTTCGCAAACGCAACAGGGATGGAGCAGCTCAACAACCGCCTTTTCTATGTGCAGCAAGCAACCACAGATACATTTCAACTCTATGACGTCAATGGTCTCCCAATCGACGGGACGATGTACACGCCCTTTGTAGCTGGTGGGGAGTTCACGTTGGCAGGTAACACACCTCTTATAGTCAACCCTTCCCATTTCCCACCACCTGGAATTCCAATTTTCCCTCCAGTATAATGCGAATAGGCTTGTTTCCATGTAAATCGGCTACGCAGTCGATGATCATATATCCCTCTATTTAGCGTGAACTATATCACTGGTTTCTTTTCTAAAGCAAAGTTTACTTATATCCTAGATAAAAAAACGTTGTAAAGTAAATATTTTACTTGATAAAACAAGGTCAAAACACAACCTAAACAAAAGCTGTTGAATGAGTATATCTCAAGCTGAAGCCTTTCAATTGCTAGCAGACCAGCAATGGAGACTTTGCAATCTCTATAAGATTAAGGACAAAGAAGGGAATGTAGTTGATTTTGAGCCTAATTGGGCTCAGAGTACTTTATTGCACTCCCATAACTTGAACATAGTATTGAAGGCCCGCCAATTGGGCATGTGTTTAGATCCGAATACTAAGATTCTGAAGGCAGATCTTACTTGGGTTAAGATCAATGATATCAATATTGGGGATGAACTGGTCAGTGTTGATGAATTCCCTTCTGGAGGAAGAGGAAAAGGGAGACATCTGAAAAAGGGAGTGGTAGAAGGAATTGTAAGATTTACACGTCCAACATACAGAATCACCTTCGACAATGGGAAGTCTTTAATTTGCACTGGACAACATCCGTGGCTTTCCCGTAGGGAAAGCTCTGAATGGGACTGGAGATCAATAGAGAACTCCGAAAGCAACAAGAAATTAAAGGTCGGCACTAAGATACGCCGTATCGTGGATGACACATGGGGCGTTGGAGATTATCAAGACGGATGGATGGGCGGACTCCTTGATGGAGAGGGGTCCCTCTCAAACAAGAATCGTCCTGGAGCTTCTTTATGTGTAGCACAACTTAGAGGCGATGTCTTTGATCGTATTTATAAGTATTTTGAATCGCACAACTATTCTACGCGAATTGAGTGCGACAAAGCAGTAAGGCCATCTAAATTCGGCAAAAAAGCTGTAGATAAGATTGTTATAAACAGAATCGATGAAATATTACGAATGATAGGGACGACTAGACCTTCCAGATTTCTCTCTAGAGACTGGTGGACTGATCGAGAGCTCCCTTTTATGGAAGGGAAGGGTAACTATTCCACTATAACCTCTATTGATTTCCTCGGAGATAGAGAGGTCGTAGATTTGCAGACGTCAGCAGGGACATATATCGCCGAGGGTTATGTTTCTCATAATACGACATACCATGCTTTGTTGTTTTTGGATTACTGTTTGTTCCAACCTAATACTAACGCCGCTATTGTCGCCGACAATAAAGACGTTGCACGTGAAATCTTCGTAGATAAAGTAAAGTTTGCATATGATAATTTGCCTCAATTCGTTAGAGATATGTGCCATGCGTACCGCGATAACGTTCATGAAATGCGTTTCGCAAATGGCTCAGTGTTCCGAGTCGCCACAAGTTTGCGAGGGGGAACTATCCAGCTCCTCCACATCACCGAGTTTGCCAAAGTTTGTCAGGAAAACCCTGCAAAATCCAATGAGATCATTTCTGGAGCGCTTAATGCCGTTCAAGCAGGTCAATTCGTCTGTATTGAATCAACCGCAAGGGGAAGGGATGGTCATTTCTATAGCTTATGTAAATCCGCTCAAGCGCTGGAAGATACAAAAACTCCATTAACTATGTTGGATTGGAAGATTTGGTTCTTTCCTTGGTGGAAACATCCTGACTATGTATTAGATTCAAGAAATTTATTGATAAGTAAAGAGATGTCAGAGTATTTTGAAGCTTTAGAAAGTAAAGACATTTTTTTAACTCCTGAGCAAAAAGCATGGTATATAAAGAAAATGCAGACGCAAGGTGAGTATATGAAGAGGGAGTACCCCTCGACACCCGAAGAGGCGTTTGAGAGCGCTAATGAGGGATACTACTTCGCAAAGCAAATTTCTTTAGCCCGACAGGAGAGAAGAATATGTCACTTGCCCTACGACGAGAATGCAAGGACGTTCACGGCTTGGGATATCGGGATTGGCGACTCGTGCGCGATCTGGGTGTTTCAGCTGGTTGGTAAAGAAGTCCACTGTATCGACTACTACGAAAACAGTGATGAAGCTTTAGCCCACTACGTGAATTGGCTTAAGAGGAAGCCGTACATCATTGAGAAGCACTTCCTTCCACATGATGCGGCTTCTAGAGAGAAAGGGACTGGTAAGTCCTTCGCAGACATCGCAAGGGGATTAGGTCTAAAGGTCGATATCCTGCCACGTGATACCAACGAAATGTTCGGTATCGAATGTCTAAGAAGCATGCTACCAAGATTCTTTTTCGACCATGTGAAGTGTGAGAAGGGCATCAAGGCAATTGAAGCTTTTCGTAAGGAATGGAATGAGAAATTGGGATGTTACAGGGACAAGAGCTATCACGACTGGGCATCTCACGGTTCTAAGGCTCTTATATACTGCTCAGAAGCCGTACAACGCACTGGTTCAGCAGCTGGAATGACAGCAGAAGAATGGGCACGTATGAGGAAAGAATGGCTCTAAAAAAATTTTGCCGAGAATATCAAGGAATTTTTTTAGTCTTTAGGTTACTAATGTGTTTGGCACGACAAGGTTTACTACAGGTTTTTGTGAGTTGGTATTTATTGATGACAAAAGGCGTTGAACAAATGATGCAGGTTCTTTCTTCATTATCTTTACCAGATTTCCTTCGGTCACGGCTCATGCAGTTGTTTGAGCAGAACTTTGTTGGGACAGTATGGATAGAAGAGAACTCTTTACCGCATTCTGCACAGATACACAAACGAACAGGTCGTTGTTCGAATTGTTTACGGCCTCTTTCCGACATCGATTTACGCCCTTCTTCCGATCTGTGCCATTCATGCAGTTTTTCTGAGTTTTTAGCCATTCGTTTAGAAAGAGATTCAGATTCTTCCAATCGATGGAGTTTACTATGTTCAGCTTGAGTCATACACTCCAGATTTTCAATGGAATTGTTCAGTTTGTTTCCGTCTTTATGGTGAATCACATGTCCTTTAGGGATTTCTCCTTTGTAATGTTGCCATATAAGACGATGCAAAAGCTTTTTCCCACAGTAGTGATATCCTTTTTTTATTCTAGTCTTCTTTCCTTCCAAAAAGTACATTTCAAGCTCCAATATTCATATACTTATAACGATATGAAATTTCATTCTTTCAGTCAACCTCATGTTTCTCATAGGAGGATTTCATGTCAGGCTTAGGAGCATACGGTTCTCACAATGAAAAAGTGTTTCAGTTCAATCAATTTTTTTACGACGCTTACAGAACTTTTGGCGTATTTTACGCAGCAGCATACCGAGATTTACGTGCTTACGCTGGAGATAACTGGACTAATCTAGAGAAAACCAAGCTAGAGCGACAAAACCGAATGATCTTGGAGTTAAACAAGATTCGTAGGGTTGTCAACCTCTACTCTGGTTACGAGAGAGAAAACAGAACTGCCACGGTTTGCGCCCCTGTTGAGGGATCAGACGTTGAAACAGCAGACCAGTTCTCCGATGTATTGTATTACGTGTATGAGAAGGCAAATGCCGACTACATAATCTCTGAAGCCTTTGAGCATAGTCTTAAAACTGGCCTGTCGATAATTGGCCTATACATGGACTATTCGAGGGACAAAGTCAATGGTGATATCAAGATGTATTGGAAGCCTTTCAATGCACTGATGCTTGACCCATATTTCACTAAGAGAGATCTCAGCGACTGCGACCAGGCTTCAACCCGAGACTTACTATCCAAAGAGCAAATCAAAGCTCTTTTACCATGGGTAGAGCCTTCAATTATCGATAATTTACCAACTGGTATCAGGGACAACAAATATCAATACTTAGGTATCTATAGACAATATAACTCCACGTATATAGCCAAAAACCTCTGCACTTATGACCAATATTGGAAACGTATAAACAAGGTTCAAAAATACCTCGTTGATATGGAGACGGGCGTAACAGAGGAGTTTGATGGCGATGGAGAAGAAGAGTCTATTCTTAAAATCCAGCTTCGTGAAGATGCTGCCCGTAGAGCTGAGATGGGACTTCCTCCTCGGTTGGAGCTTATCTCATCTCACAAGAGATCCGTTGAACTCAATATTATCGTTTCTGGCCAACTACTCTACACTGGCCCAGACCCTACTGGCCTTGACGATTATCCTTTTGTACCTGTCCTTCTCTATCATGAACCGCTCATCGACACGTTCGAGCTTAAGATCCAAGGCATAGTCCGATCGGTTAGGGATGCACAACGCCAGTACAACCGTCGCCATAGCCAAATCATTGACCTGATGGAATCCATCATCAACACAGGCTACATCACTAAGAACGGCGCTGTCCTCGATCCAAACATGCTTATGCAAGCAGGTCAGGGTAAACAGATCGTAGTTAATGAGGGCTATGATGTTAACGCAGACATTAGAGAGATCTCACCACCAAACATCCCACCTGGATATCTCCAATACCAAGACATTATCGATAAGAACATCATGGAGATCCCTGGTGCTTCTGATGAGCTCCTTGGTCTTTCTTCTGTTGGGGACAGCCAAGTGTCAGGGAAACTCGCAGAAGTTAGAGCCTCGAATGGTCTCAAAGGCAACAGAGGAATCTTCGACAATCTTGAGCAGAGCAAAAAGTATCTAGGAAAGCTTGTAATCGAAGCGGTTCAAAAGAATTACTCTCCAGGAAAGATCCAAAGAATCATCGGCGAAGAACCTACAGATCAGTTCTTATCAGGACAGTTTGAAGAATACGACTGCGCTATCAAGCAAGCGGTCAAAACTACTACTCAAAGAGAAGCCTACTACTACCAGCTTCTCCAACTCGTCGCTCTTGGGGCTCCAATTCCTTGGGCAGACATCATGGAAGTGGCTCCTCTTCAAGGCAGCACCAAGCTGCATGACATCATGCGCCAGCAAGCCGAGCAAGCTCAACAGGCTGCTCAAGTTGAACAAGAAGCGGCTCAAATGCAGAAGATGCTCGATATGGCTGCCGTTAATCAATCCACTGCGCTGGCTGAAGAACGTAGAGCAAGAGTACTTGCGGATATTGGATTGGCTAAAGAGCGTGAGTCTGAGGTTACTCAGAACCATGCTAAAGCATTCTTGGATAACGCCAAGACTATAGCGCAGATACAAGATATACCTCAAAAACGAATGACTGAGGTTTTAAAGCTCGCGTCTCAAATAAAGGCGCAAGAAAGGCAGGCGGCAGAAGCCGAATTGCAGAAGGACATGAAACGGGCGCAAGCCCTTAAACAATAGGATAAACATATGGCTAAAGGTACAGCTACATCTAACAAGATGATGCCCCGTATGGATACTTATGGTGGTCAGAATAACCCAGGTTATCAGCCTCCACAAGGTTCCGCAGGAGCAAGTGCTTTTGGTGCTTACAGCACGAAGAGCAACCCACTAAGCGTTCCAAAGAAAGGATCAGATATTGGCCCTGGATATGGAAACTCAGATCGCATGAAAGCGATGAAAGCAAAGGATGAACAAGAGAGAAAAGAATCTCTCCGAGGTCAACCATGCTAATCACGCCTGCTAGTACTCAGTTACAACAACATGTGGATGCACGGGAAGGGATGACCAACCAGTTCAACCATATGCTTGAAAAGATCATCAATGAGAATACTCATCGTGATAAGTACTGGATACTTGGCAAAGCGAAGATTGAGAAGAAGAAAGGCAAAGACATCGTCCGCCCGTTTTTACAGGCGTGCGCTGAGAAGCCTGGAATCATTAAAGAGTCCTTCGTCTATGAAGTGGACAATAGAAGAGGGGTCAAAACTCTGCTCTGGGTCATGCATCCAGGGGACATGTTAAGTTTTCCCACATTAGGGAAGTCCATCCGTGTAACCGACGGATCAAAGGGTTCAACAATCCTCCTACCGAGGTAACGGTAGAAAACTAGGGAGTATTATGAGTAACGAAGAACAAGAAGACCAAACAGCCGCTGTCTCCGAGCAAGCCGAGGTCTCCCAACAGGATTCACCCACAGAGGAACAAAAGATGGTTCCTCTAGCTGCCCTTCAGGCAGAACGTCGGAAGCGCCAAGAATATGAAAGCCGTGCAAAGGTGTACGAGGATCTTCTAGCGAAGAAAAACGTTCCTACTGAAGAAGAGGAAGAAGCAGAAGACCCAGAGGCATTAGTCACGAAGTCTTCATTCCGAGAAGAGAAAGCCCTCACTAAGAGAGAGATTCTCGAGCAGGTCTATCAAGACATGAATCCAGGGAATGTTCAAAAGATAAACACGTATTTAAAACCAATTTTGGACAAGAAACCTTGGTTAGCAGCAACAATAGATACTGCTCAAAACCGCTTGGCCCGTGCCAACGAGATCGTTGATGACTACTTGCACTTAGTAGAGGATAAACCCAAAGCTAAGACTAATGCAGCGTCAGATGCTCAAAGGATCGTTCAGAACTCTCAGAAGCCTAGATCACCTACAGAAATAGGGAAGTCTGCGCAGCCTACGGGAACTGAATATCTCAAGAGTATACAGGGGAAGAAAGAGTTTAGAGAATATCGACAGAAGGTGCTCCGAGGCGAGGCATAAAAAAATTTTGCCGCTCTTGTCAAATCATTTTTTGACTAGGAGATAAAAATGGCCGCAGGAACCACAACGACAGTACAAGTCGACCCAGAAGTCAACTTGTTCTTCGATAATATACTGTTGGATAGACACCAACCGTATTACGTTTAATTCCATGGACGTAGTAAAATGTTTCAAATTCGGTGGACATCCGTAAGGGACAATACCGAGCCAAGCCGTAAGGGAAGGTGTAACGAGCATGTTTAGTAGTAAGTTAGAGTTTAAGGGTGCAGTGATAGGAACTTTGTTAGGAGATGCAAGTATTGTAAAATACCCTGGATGTAAAGTACATCACCTTCAAATCACACACTGTATGGAACAAGAAGAATATATGTTGGAGAAGAAGAAAGTTTTAGAACATATGACAGAAGTCAGATTTTACAGAGATCAACCCAATGGTAAAGAGGGTAAATATCGCTGTTGCCGTCTTGTCACTCGTTCTCATCCTTTATATGATTCTTTAAGAGATCATTTCTATCATGAAGGAAGAAAGACCGTAGATGAGCATGTATTAAAATGCATTACACCATTAGGTCTTTCGCTTCTTTATATGGATGATGGATCATTGATTCCACAAGGAAATTTTGGAATTCCAATGATAGCCACAAACAACTTCAATAAAGTAGAGAATGAGATAATTTCCAGAATATTGCAAAAACGTTTTGGTTTTCAGTGGAGAGTAAACGCCACAGTCTCTACATATAAAGGTGTTAAAAAACAGATATTCAATCTTCGGCTTAGACTCTCGGATAGGGAAAAATTCTTTGATATGATTCGAGAATTTGTTCCTGAATGTATGAAATACAAAATTTCATACACCCACGATAAAGAAGCAAAAGAACGCATTTCGATGATTTGCAATGTTTGCCAAAAAGAGGTCAGTAAATGGCCTCAACAAGTTGATGAGAATAATGACTTCACTTGTGGATCGTGTTATCACAATCTTACCAGGAACAATAAAGGAACGCAGAAAGAAATTTCTGAAGATGTGCTCTGCTCTGCATAGAGATATGCAGGACTTGTAGAAATACAAAGTCATAACTTATTAAGTATGGGTATTACGCTCAGGAGCGAAGAATCCCACAGAAGAACAGCAAGAACGCTATCTTCCGTCGATTCGATAACTTAGCAGATGCATTGACACCTCTCACTGAGGGCGTCACTCCAAATGCTGAGCAAGTGACTAAATTTGATATTACTGCCAGCGTGCAGCAATACGGTAAAGTGGTTGAGCTTTCAGACGATGTAATCATCACTGTTCAAGACCAAACCGCGAACGAAGTTGCAGACATGCTTGCACAGAACATGGCATCTACTTACGACAAAATCGTAAGAAACATGCTTGTTGCGACAAGCGCTCAAATTGACTGCCTTAACGGGGTTAATGGTAACGCGATTACAGAAGTTACAACTACAGATTTAGAAATTGCTGTAGATTATGTAACTAACAATAACGGAAAGAAACTATCACCAAATCAAGAAGGTACTAATGCCTTCGGGACTGCTCCAGTTTGGGCCTCCTATTGGATGGTAATTTCCACCGAATTAAGAACAGACTTCAAGAACCTATCTAACTTCTTACCGACTGCCGACTACCCACGTCAGCAATCCGTTCTAGAAGCTGAGCTAGGATCTTGCGATGAAGTTCGCCTTGTTATGACTTCTGAAGGTTACAAAGACGTCACTGTTTCCCCACCTGTTTACTCGAACATGCTCTTCGCTGCTAACTCATACGGAAGAATCATGATCGACGATCAGTCTATTGAAATGATCATAAAACCACTTGGAGCTGGTCAAGACCCCTTGAACCAA